TCAGCCCCGATGCGTGCGTGCTTCGGCTGGAAGTGGCAGATCGCGGCTGAACAGGCACATGTGGTCGTACGCCCAGAGTTTCACGACCGGAGCGCGCGCTCGCTTCGCCGCCAGGTAGTCCCGTTGCCAGGGCCAGCCGGCATTGAAGTGGCCCATGAGATACCGGCAGTCGGTGGGAGGCCAGTTGAGGATCTCAAACGGGTAGGCGGCCATTGCGCGGACCTTGTCGATGTTGCGGTCGAGGCCGGCGTATTGAAAGCCTTCGATCATGAAGGTGTCGAAGCCGCTGGTGGCCTTCGAGGTCCACTCAGTCGGCAAATTGATATAGCGATTCAGTTGACGGGCGTCGGGATCGTTGACATCGAGCGGCCAGAGGATCTCGAACTTGGCGTTGGGGTGACTTGCGAGGACGTGGGTGCGGATGGCGGCAACGTGGTCGCGGACGGTCTTGCGGAGGAAGTCGGCGTCAACGTGGCCATTCACCGACGGGTCGTCATTCGGCGTGAGGAAGAGGTGGATTGGGCGGCCGTGGGCGGATTGGAAGGCAGCCGTGGTGTAGGCGTCGTAGAACGCCATTCCCGACGCGTTGGGAAAGAACCACCAGAGGACCTCACCGAACTGGAGCCGAGCCTCGAGCCCGGCGGCTTCCATTAGGGCGGCGATCTCAGCATAGGCCTGCTTGATGTAGTCGCGGAACGGCGGCGCGAAGGCGCAGTGCGACGAGAACTTGTTTCCGAAGCCGGTGGCAGTTTGGACAGGGTCTCCGTCCGGATAGCGCTGGACCCAGACCGCAGTGGGAGGATCGTCGGGTGGCAGTACTAGTTCCTGGCTGAACGCCGTCACGCACGTCATGTTTTTGGCGACGAGTTCGGCGACGTAGTTGGTGTGCCAATCCCGTGCGGCGCGGTTCAGCACCGGCACGATAGCGTCGTCGATCACCCACTCGCCCATCGCGCCGTCGGTGAGTGAACCGGTAATGCTGACAGTTCCGGCGGCAGATGAGTGGGTCTCGGATAGCTCGTAGCTGTAGGCTGCCGCCGGCGAACGGACGGTAATGGATAGTTGCCCGCCGTCAGCTTCCGCCCAAACGCCGACCAGCGTCTCGTTGATGAAGTAGGCGAAGTGCGCTGCGATGGTCTCGGGCGTGTCCGCAGGGAAGACGCTTTTTCCGAGTAGCGTTCCGCTGAAGTTTAGGAACACCTCGTCGCCTCCGGCCCACGTGCCGCCGAAGGTCACGGTGGCCGAGGAGAAGGATCCGCCTGAGCGCCGTCGTTGATTCCACCAGTAGACGGAGACGTAGTGGTCGATCTCACCCACCAGGCCGAGTTTTTGGATGGTCCAGACCAGCCGCTGCGGCGACAGTTTATAGGTGTGGTCCGTGCCGTAGTCGCAGGCCACGCCCACATCCGTCCGGACCTCTGGCGCGTCCGGCACGTCGGAGAGCACGGCGCATTCGAGGAAATCGAAGTAGTGATAGAAGCCCTGGCTGTCGGCGTTCTTCGTTCCGGTGAGCCGGATTTCGACGGAGTGGTTGCCAGCCGGGACGTTGGAGAAGATCCTGCGACGCACCTGGCGGGCGCGTGCGGCTGGCTCGTAGCAGTCAAGCTGAACGGGCGCGCCACCATCCAGCCGGGCTTCGATGATGCCGCAATCGAAGTCGAGGCGGGTGCCGAGGTATACGTCGTGAGCGCCCGAGCAGTGGGTCTCGACAATGGCCTTCGTGTTGGCTTGCGCAGCGCGCACCGCGCGGCCTTGGCTCCAGAATTGGTCGGGCGCCCACTCCCAGTAGCCGAGGTACTTCACCCACGAATCGTTCTCCTCGATGCGAACCGATAGTGGTCCGGCGACCTTCAGCGTGCGCTTGCCGTGCGGATCGGCGACCGTCCAGTTGGAAAAGGTGGCCGCCCACTCCTCGGGCTCGTAGGCCGCCGAATCCATCAGCCGTGGAGCAAAGGTGAGCCAAAGCTTCTGGATGTCGGTGATCCCCTCGGCCGAGAAGTCGATCGCCACGCGCCAGGTGGCATCGGAGCTTCCACCCGACAGATGCAGGACGCCGGGCGAGAAGTAGAGATTCCCGTTCTTGTGCAGTTCATACAGCCGGACCATATTGCCATCGACACCGGGCCGCTCCGCGGTGATCGTGATCTGGTTACCGGAAACGGTTGCCGAGAGCGGAATGAGGACGCCCAATCCAGCCCAGTTCGTGTTGTTGATCTGGTCCCGGATCGAGCGTAAGACCGTGGCTGGTTTGACCTGCCAGATGGTGTCTGCTCCGCCCCATGTAGAGGAGATGTTCGTCGTGACGCCGGTATCGAGCTTGCGCGTCAGCTTCACCATGTAACCGGCGCTCCCGATCGAGGGAGTGACGTCGGGATCAACGCTGACCGCCGCAACAATCGCGGAAGCGACGTCCGCGCTTGATTCGCCCGGGCCCTCCGTGTGGTTGTAGGTTCGGCCTGCCACGGTCATGGAGTGCGTAAACCCCTGGCCTCGCGCGTAGAACGGGAACTCCGTCCACAGCTTGCCCGGCACGATGTAGTCAAAGGCGAGGTTCTGATACCAGAGCGTGACGCGATCGAAGGCCTGCATGCCCGCGTCGTTCAACGTGAACGTTCCGGATGCCTTCGTGTAGGTACCGCCCACCTGGGTGGCACGGTCGAACAAGCGGAGTTGAATGGTCTGCCCGGAAGTGGTGAGGCAGTTGAAGAAGGGCCAGTCGATGGTCGCGAACTTGGGCGAGTCGATCGGCTGGAGGTTTTGGTAGGCGAGGTCGAAGGTGAGAGTGATTCCGGTGAAGTCGGAATCGGGCAGGTAGGAGAAGAGGGGATGGCCGAAGAAGTCGTCCCGGTCCCAGAGGACGAGGACGCAGAAATCTGCGGCGTCACGGAAGATGCCGGAGACGGTGAAGCCGGTTTCGCTGGTGGAGTGGAGGGCGGCCGCTGCGCCGAAATCGTTGAAGCCCTGGAGATGGATCGTGCGGTTCGGCTGGAGTTTGTAGATGGTCTCCATGACCTACATGCGGATCGTCACGACAAGGCGTTCGCCGGGATAGGTCAGGCCCACCCCGGTAATGTCCAGAGTGATGGGCTGGCTTGGTTGGATGGCAGGGAGGTCCTTGCCATCGACCGAGTTTGCTGGGAAGGTCTGGCCGTTGTTGATGATCACTGTTCCGATCGCGGAGCCCGCCACTTTGACCACGGCTGTGATGTTGCCGCCTACCGGCGCGGTGCGGCAGTAAGCGTAAAGATCGCCGATCGAAGTCGCCTGCGGCAGGTAGACGGGCGGCACAGCGTCGCTTTCGATGCCGATGATCCCTTCCACGATGAGGTCAACCTGTTCGCCGCTCAGAATACGGATCCGGCCATCGACGAAGCTCGACGTGTAGTTGTTCACCGCGGTCGGCGAGTTGCCGAAGATGTTGGTGACAAACAGTTCGACGGCGCAAACCGCCATGCAGCGGAATGGCTCGCGCGCCTCCCAAGCGCCGGATTCGGGCGTGCCGTAGAAGTCGCGCGGGACGTTGTAGATGAACAAGCGCTTGTCGAGACGGGTCAGCTTCGTGCCGGCATCGTGAGCAGTGGCCGTCGAGTTCTTCGCCGCGCGGTCCACCACCGCGTCGTTGCCCGTGATACTGACGAGTCGGACGATCTCGGCACCGAGCACGGCATAGTCTCCCTCGGAGAACGACGAGAGGCTGCCGGCAGTGATGGCCGTTTGGGTGTCGTCGATCGCGCCAGCGAGCGTGGTCTGCAGAGGCGTCGTCTCATCGTAATGCCAGACGGTGAAAGTCAGGGTCGAGATCGTCTTTGTGTTGGTCAGGTCGTAGAACCCGATGCCGGCGAAGACCAGGACACCCGGTGCGGGAGCAATGCCGAAGACGGGTTCCGGTGGCACCGCGTAGTCGAAACCGGGCTCGTTGGGAATTGGATCCGGCACGACATCCACCGGCTTCGGGCCAGCGAGCAGGTCGTACATGGAATCCGTCGTGGTGCGGCCCTGGATGTCGATCGAGTAGTCACGGTTGAGCCGCCAACCCGTCGCGCGGAACTCGCCCGCGCCGTTCGGCATCGCGGGGTGGGTGAGCGAGCAGACCATGCCGGGCTCCGTATTCAACGCGAGCACGGTCGTCTTAAATCCAACCTGACGGGCAGCCTTCCATTCCGTCGGCGAAATGCCGCCCAGTTCCTCACGAAGCCGGGCGGTAATGATGCGCGCAGCTTGCGACTTCGATGCTGTGCCCGCGAGGTTGACCGTCGATTTCAGGAACAGCGGGCGCCCTGCCCCTCCCAGCAGCGCCGCGTGATCGATGTCGTAAAGCGAGATCGAGTTGGTAACGAACTCGAAGTCCTCGTCCGCGAAGTTGGCGGTGAGGTGATTGAAGGATGGCCGCAGCGGTGCGAGTTGCAGGCTCCTGAACAGGATGTTGCCTTCCGTGAACGCTTCGACCGCAGATGAGTTCACGCGCACGCCCACTTTAACTTTGCCGTTCGCGAAGGTGTAGTAGCCGAGGCAGTTCATCAGCACTTCCTGCAGCCAGTCGCGGAAGGGCTTCTCTTCCTGAAGCACGCCGCGGAACGTGAACTGGGTTTCGTTGCCGGTGCCGACGATCTTGGCAACTTGTTCATCGCAGATGGACGCGGCGGCCACTGCGGAATCGGCGTCAAAGAGTGTTTCGGCGTAGTCGAGCAGGTCGGGCGTGGCGGCGGAGCCCGCGCGAATCCCCCGGGCCCGCAGCAGCATGTTCACGGCGATCCAGATCGGGTTCGTCAGAGCAGCCTGCCAAGTGCGCGTACCGGGACCGGCCCATTTCCAGCCGCCGAGCCCCTGGCTGACGATGACCTCCATCGCGTGTTCGCCCAGGCGGGAAAGTTGGAGTCCGCGCGCGTCAGCGCGGCGCAGCATAATGAATGCCGTCCCGGCGGCGCGATCGACGGGAGCGTCCGTATCCATCCCGAACGGTACCGGATTGGGATCTTCACCGAGGCTCGTCAGCAGACCCAGCGTGCCCGGATAGCCGTGATGGTACTGTCCATCCAGTTTATGACCGGTGCCGTAGGCGCCAAGCGGGCCTTCGCCAACGACGCCGACCGCTGCATAGAAATCGCTCTCGTCTCGGCCGGAAGCGATCTTGGCATTCACCGGCAGGTTCGAGTCGGTGTAGATCTCCGGGAGCACCTGGTCATAGATGGAATCGGCAACCAGCGAAACGCTGGTGATTGTCGAGCGGCCGAAGCCGAAGACCCCGGTCGAGTTGTCTTTGATGCGCACGCCCTGGGGCTTGGCGATGATGCCGCCGAAGTAGTTGTCCATGCCGTGGGTGCGGCAACCGTTGGGCGTATCGAAGCCTTTATCGCAACTGGTGTCTGGACCCGCGTAAGGACAGTTGATGCCATCCTTGAAAGGCTTCCAGCATGTACGGGAGATCCGGCGCGTCGGATAGGGCAGGTTCAGTTCGTAGAGCCCGTCGGCCGCACTGACGCGGAACTCTGGACCGGCGTCGCAGGACCAGTTGACGATGTTGCCCTTCCAGAGATCGAGCTTGATGCCGGTGCCGACGTGGAAAAGGCTGAAGGCGATCTCGGCGCGGAACAGGTCGACGTCGTTGGCGAGATCGCGCATGACGCGATCAGCGTTACCGAAGGTGAATTGCGCTTCGTCGGATTCATTGCCAATAGACTGCGAGATGCCGTCGAACTCCAGGAGTCGCGCCTGATAGAGTTGCCCGCCGATAGTGCAGCGTCGGTCCGAAAGGTGGATAGCGGGATAGCCGGATTCCGGCGGCTGGATGCGCACCAGCGGAATGATCTCCTGGACCTGCGACAACAGGGCTGTCTTGAGGGACGCGGACGGGAAACGATTGACAGTCTGATTCAGCGTGTACGAGGGGCTGCCAGTCGGGATTTCGATCAGTGTGACGCCCAGCGAACACGCCCAGTCGGCAACCATCTCCCAGGACAGCGGCTCATTGGCGAAACGGCACGTGACCGCCGTCGTCCCAGTGCCGTCATCGTTGGGAGCATTGAAGGTAAAGGCTCCGTAAGGCCCGTACTTCGTCTCCCAGAAGTTGCGAAGCGCAATGCGGTCAGCGTCTCGCGCCCACTGCTTGCGAACCGTGAAGCGCCGCGCGCCCGTGCCTAGCAGGAAGCGCTGCTCGATCTTGGCGTTCCCCGATCCGAACTGGTGGACGACAACCTCGTGGTCACGACGTACCTCAAGCGGATAATCGGGCGTCAGCGGAAACAGACCACTGGCGGCGATCTCTGGGACCGCGATGTTGCCGATCATGTCGGGCATGGGTCAGCGTTCCTCGACGCGGATATTGAAGGACCGGTCCTCGGTGCGGCCTGCACCGGAGGTGATTCGGTTGGTCACGGTGTAGCTCTGGCCAGCGGTTCCACCGGACAGCCAGACGGTGGCGGCTGTGTTGGTCTTTGAGTCCGCCTGCTTGGTGAGGCCCGCAGGAACCAGCCACGTGCTCGTGACGATGGTGTCGCCGGCGAGCCAGCGGGTCCAATCGACGGTGTAGTCGAGCACCGCGTGCGGATCCTTGGTGAACGTCATGCGTCAATGCTCCGGCGCTCACGAGGAATGGCCCACGTGCGTGATTCCTCGCTGGGCGTGATCGTCCGTCGGTCCGGAGCCAGGCGCCATGTGCGCTCCGGCGCGTCGGGCGGGCGCAGGTAGGCTGCGATCTGGCTTTGTCCAGCGATGTTGACGGTTCGCGTCATCCCACGGCTGACAAACGCGGACAGTTCCGATTGGCTGGAGACCTGAGCGGAGCGGTAGGCCATCAGTGGCGCATACCAGAAGCGGGCGCGCTTGCTCAGCAACGTCCATGGGCCGATTGCCAGGTCGCGAATCTCTTCCGTGTAGAGCGCGCGGGTCCAAGCAGCAAACCCGAAGATTTCAACGAACATGCCAGTCGTCGCTGTCGATAGCGGCCACGCCTCGAGATTGCCGGCCACCGAACTCGCATTCGAAAGCGTCCCCTGCACAGCGAGCACGCCGTTGTGGAAGATACTCGCAGTCCGGTTTGCGTCGCATGGCAGCAGGAACGTCACGCAGCAGATCTTCCGGAGGTCGGCGTTGTAGCTACCCCATTCGAATGGCCCATACAGAGCCGAGCCATTGCGGAAGATCGCTTTGTATGTGCCCGTCGCAGTGCGGATACCGAGCCACCACGATGTCGAGAAGCTGCTGCCGATGAGCGTCGGGAAGCCGGTTCCGTTAATCCGATTGATGCGGAACCAGACGGAGAACGATATGACCTTTCCTGTGCCGTCGCCCGAGTACATCGGCACATATCCGAGGCTGCCCACGGACAAGGCTGCCTGCTCGTTGCTGTACGCGAAGGCGCACCCAAACGGTGTGGCCACATTGCCACCCGATCCGCCGGGCACGGCAACGGTGGAGGAATTGGGACTCGACTGGGCTCGCCGGCGGTAGTATGCGGATGCCGATTCGCCGATGGTGGCGGCTCGCCTACCACTGAGGTGGGCAGCATTGTAGGATGTGCGTGGATCCAGGCCGCTCGGTAGCCACAACGAATACAGGCCGTCGATCAGTGACGAGCCGAAGTCCAAGGACTCCTCGGCTAGGCCCATCGGCGCCCACGACTGCGGTTCAAACTCGGCGATTAGCTGGCGCATCAAGACACCTCGAACTCCACGCCGCGCCAGAAGCCGACGTTTTCAGTAGCATCGAGCGACATGCCGCAACGATTGATGGCCAGGATGCCCCACACAGGCGGCAGGACGTTGCCGAACGCTGGAGCCACTGAGAATGGCGGTGTGATCAGGGTTCCGGGAGTAGAAACGTAGACCGAGCCCACGGGTCGTATGGTCAGAGTTTCGAGCGCGGCGAAGATCGACTCATCGACGCCCGTGATGCCAGCCGGAAAAGCTGGACTCACGTCATCCGCCGATCCCCAGGCAAAGAAGTAGATGGCATAGCGATCACTCGGCGACCCCGCCGCCGTCTTCAGCTTGAACTGGCAGATCGCATCGATGTGGCGACTGTTCTGGTTCTCGACTTTCGCCGAACTGCGCCCCGAACCCGAGGCAAGCCCGTTGAGCGTCAGGGTGAAGTTCGTGACTGGACCGAACTGCGTGCGGATGGTGGACACGGAATGCCTCTAACTCAGGAGCACGGACAGATCGTTCTCGCGGATGATGACGAAGTCGCCGTCGTTGACCGTTGCCGGCGAGGACAGCGCTCCGCCGCCGAGGAAGTTGCCGTTGGAGACCGCGTCCCACAGACCCATGTGCGTGTAGGTGCCTGCCGCAACCTGGACAAAAAGCGGCGGCGCGTTCCGAACTCGCTTCGCCGCGCCGTCATCGTCCACAGGCGTGAATGAGGTGAGCGCCTTCCGCGCGTAGGGACCACCGGAGGCCTCATTCAGCCCTGTGGCTCCAGGATCCGCCGTGTGAAGGCTGATCCAGTGCTCGGTGACTTGGAAGTCTTGCCCTAGAAAGGTCTTCTCCAGGAGTTTCTGGGCCAGGTAGGACGAGAACGGCATGCTATTCCTCAGGCGAGTTCGACGAGTTCCAACGAAACTTCCGCGCGGCCGAGCGACACGGACTGGTTCCAGCCGCCCGCGAATCGGACGGTGTAGCGTCCCGCCGCAGCCTGACCAGTTGGATCGTGCGAGAACTTCGGGCTGGCCTCATAGGGGTCGTAGAAGTAGAACGGCTCCGTCGCTCCCTTGCGCGTATCGAAGAAGTCACGGAGCGTCTGCAGTTGCGCCGGGGTGAGCCGCTTCGCCAGCCGCCATCGCTTTCGGCTGTTGTTGGCCTGCGCCTTCCTCTGCGACTCTCCATTGCGGTATTCGTTGTCGAGGACCGGATACTCCCGCTCATGCACGAATGCTCGCGATAGGCTCGCCGGCAGCACAGTCAGTGGCGTTGCATTCTGAACCGAGCCAGGCATTATGCGGTCACCAGTTCGAGCAGGCGTTGATCCGGCCGCGCTCCGATACGACCGGCAACGAAGCGCGCATAGTTCGCCGGATGGTTGCCATCCGCCGACGGCGCATAGACCCGGAACATCTCTTCGGCGGAGGGCTGCTTGCCCTGCGTGTACTTTCCATCGAGGTACTGGCCGATCAGCACGCGCAGGATCCGCCAACCCTCGTCAATCGCTCGTTGGCTCATCTCCTCGCGCGAGGCGCCGGGGAACCGTTTGGATGCCCACGCCACGAAATCCACATAGCCGCGATTGGTGGGATACGGACCGCGCTTGTCGCGCCACTGCCGGATGTTGCCCGGATTCGCATTGATCTGCGCGAGCGTCGGATGCGGAATCCGGCGAGCCTTGGCTTGCGCTGCGGTCAGATAGAAGCCTTCCATCTCCGCAATCGCCCGCGCGATCTTTTCGATGAGTTCCTGGCGGGTCACGACACGATCAGTCCGGGGCTGAGTTGCAGCCCAGTCATCTCCCGGCGGCCGGCGTTCTGTTTAGTGGCTGCCATCGTTGCGGACTGGACGGCACGCGGGTTCTCCACCACCACGCGCACCGTTTCCTTCTCAAAGAACTCCTTCGCACCAGGCACCGTGATGTTGATCACCGTGGGTGCCGCAGACGAAGGAGCGCCGCTTCCGATGCGGTCGAGGGTCAGACCGCTGGCGCTCGATTGGAACAGGCTTCCGCCCTGCTGGAGAAGCGAGACGGGCCGCAGCGTGGCGGGAAGCCCGGTCGTTCCTTGGCCGGTGGAGAGCGCATACAACTCGACCAGATCACGGATCTGCGGACTCCGGATCGCCATATCGAGGTTCCCGCCGAAACCCTGCTTGGCGATGTCGACAATCTGCTTGAGCACGCCTTTGTCGCGGATGTCGACCCCGTAAGTGGCCTTGATCTTCTCGCGCGCCTTGTCCTGTGCACCTTTGACGAACAGCCGGACCAGGCCAGCCACAGCGCCGATCCCCGCACCGATGGCTGCTCCGATCGGGCCACCGAACTTGTAGCCGAT